TATCCCATCATTCGCAAAACTCCCACCCAATGGCATAAACTTAATCGCAATGGTTTCTGTGGCTGCGGTTCTGTTGCCTGCAATAGCATATTTCAATACTTCCGCATTACGAGTAAGTGCTGCGGTGGTGGTGGGGATGAAAGATGTGGGGTAGGGATTGGCTTCAAATTGATTACCATAAACATAAATAGCATCAGTATTAGTTTCTATTTTTATCCCACACGTTTGGGATGCACTTGCTCTTGTTTCTGAAAATCTTGCCCATCCAGTTGCGGGAACAGTAATCTCAGTATAATTAGTCCCATCTGCTGTAAGATAAATCTTTCCTGTTCCTGTTTTTCTTTTAATATAAACAGAATATGTTTGTGCGGTAACTGCTGTTGCTAATAAAACTGTTCCATTACCTGCCGAGGCAGTAAGAGAAGCCGCATTACTTCCGCCTGCGACATCAGTAGTAGCCCCATCAGCCACAGTAACATTAGTAGCAGTCCAGGTTGCGTCATTCATTGTATAGGACTTAGGCACTAAATTCGTCCCCGCCGCTTCCATATGCAAACCTTTGGCTGAATGAAAGCCTGTGGTGTCATAGTAGCCACCTGCAAATCTAGGTTGGTCTGCGGTGGTAACTAATTGGATAACACCATTGGCATCGACATAAGTTGCCGGATGGGTAGCGTCGGTGGCACGGGTAAAGGTGGCGGTGGGAGAGCCGAGGGAGTAATCTCCTATTAGGTTATCGGTATTTTGGTAACTTTTGAAGAAAGTTAGACTAGAAGGTAGTTGTGAATATAGCGAACTATCTCTCCCACCTAACCATTGTCCTAACCAGCTACCTAACCAATTAGAATTATAGCTCCAACCGACAATAGAGAATCCGATAAAAGCAATGACTAACGCTCGATATAGTTTTTTTAACATTTTACCCTCATTAGATATCTTCTGATATGCTTAATTTGGCATTAAAAACAGTATCAGCCGGGTTAGCCGCATTACCAGTAATTTTAAACCTAGCGTAAACAGACGGAGGAGGAGAAATAGATTTCCGATGTACTGTCTCAGTCGTAAGGTTAGTCTCAATATCAGACATATTCTCTGCCTCTACATACTCTGCATCGGCCGATCCCTCTGTCGTTGGAGGAACATCTCCTTGTTGCAATTCAATTTTCAAATCCGGAGTTCCTCCTGCGGAAACAGCCTGATACCTTAAACCAAAATATTCACCCCAAGCTAACTTAAAAGATTGAGTATAAACAACTGCCGTACTTGCGATCGCAATGCTGGTTGCTCCTGCCGATGAAACTACGTCTTGAACAAATACCTTAGACATTTGATACCTCCTTATTGGTTAATAATTGATAGTGCGCTATTGCCATATAAACAATTAAGATTAAACCTATTGCTGAGTGAAAAGTAAATATTGATAAAGACGCCGTTAAGCAAGCAATCAATCCACAGATAATAACCGGATCTTTAAGTTTCTTAAAGGTAGTGAAGAAATAACCGCAAATTATAACGAGTCCTATCAACCCCAGTTCAGCCGTCATTGTGATAATCTCATTATGCGAATGCCAATACATTACATTTTTAAAAGAAGTTTCTTTCTCAATTATGGGCCATAAAAATTCTCCTTGGCCTAATCCCCAGCCAATAATCCATCTTTTAGGTATAAGATGTTGAATGTAAAATCTCCAAACTTCAAACCTATTACTACCAGAAATAAAGATATTTTGTAAATTCTCAAACCTTATAAAGTAAGCAATAAATAATAATCCAGTAGGTATAATTCCATATAAACTTCTCTTTCCAAATTTAAAAATTAAGAACACAATCAACGCCACTGTCCCCGCGACAATTCCTCCAAAAGCATGAATGATAAAAAATCCTATTAAGATTAAGGGAATAAACCAGTGCCATTTCTTACGGAAAAAAGCAGGCAAACACATCCCTAATAATGCTGAGGCTGTGTTAGTGTCTCCAACAAATCCCCCTATTGAATCTATATTTATTGGAGGCCTAAATATAAAGAGTGGTAAAAGCGAATTTTTAAAATAACTTATTGAGGCCGCTTCTTTGTATCCGATCGGCAATATCGTCCACCAAATACCGCACCTTTGGAGAATAACCATTATGGTTTGCAAGATTGCGATTACACAGACTATGTTCAATAAATGAACAACTCTGTCTTTATTTAATTTGTCAGTTAGAATTTGGTAGAAGACCAGGACAAATACGAGTAGATGCAGAGATAACTGGGAGTATTGATTTATTCCTAAGATTACACGTAATATGCACCAGAGTAAAAATAATCTTATCCAGATATTCTTAATGAATAATAAAGCTATAGCCGTGAATAATGCAAACTCTACAATAAGAATTTTTCCAGTGCGAAAGGGGAGAAATCCCGGCAAAAACGCCAGGACTCCTCCCACCAATATCATCCAAGACATAACCTTGAACTTTAAGTCTCGCATTGATTATTTCCTATTGTAATAGAAACTAACGTAACTCACCTCTAAATCACCAGTTCCTGTTGATACATTGTCGCGCCATAACCTTAAGGTTACATATTTACCAGCGACTAAACTTGAGAAATCAGTCGCAACAGTTAAGGTTACTGTTTCAGGGCTTCCTGCGCTTAATGTTAATGCTACAGGAGTCTGATCTGTTGCCGCGTCATCCCAAGTTGAACCTGATGTATTCACATAAACATCAAAATCAACCTGTTCAGGTGTCGAATCGTTTGAACTATCACAAAGCAACCTAAAAGCTCCGCCGGACAAATAATCATCGGGAACTCTAAAGGTTACTTGTACTGCTGATGTTTCGCCATCCGCCCAGTTTATGTTTGGTATCACATTATCAATCTCAAGGCCCGGGGTTGTCGAAGTACTTAAAGGCTCAGCAGTATTTTCAAATAAGAAACTTGTTAATGGTAACGATAATATTCCTACTTGCGGAGTAGTTAGATGAACATACCCAGTAGTAGACAAAGTAGTAATATACGCGTTATCAACATAATTAGACGCGCCTCCAATATCATAGGCCGCCGTTGTGTTCGGGATTAAATCCCCGTCGTTCTGAACGCTCCACCTATCATTTCCCAATACCGATTCATCCGTGGATTCTGCCGCGAAAGAAGGTATTACGCAAAACAAAGAAACAATAAGAAGGAGAAGAAACAGTTTCATTTTTCTAAACATCTTTTTCCTCCTGGGTTAACTACTCATATCAAATACCTAATATTACCTGATTAAAGCTTCGCCCTTTTCGGGATCATAACCAACAAGTTTTTCTTCTTCTTGCAACGTTTTAAGTTGTTCCGCAGTAACCTTAATCCTTTTAAGGCCACCCTCAGTAACAACTTCTTCTGCAATAACTTTTTCTTCAACAACTGCTTCTTTTGATTCGACTTCTTTCTTCTTAGCCACCTTAAACCTCCTTAGTTTGCGAGCTGTGTAAACAGGTATCGCTATACTGAATTAACAAAACCTGATTGATTCCTGAATTTTTCTTCTTCGGCATGCTTTTCAGCTGAGACAAGACTTTCTTCATCTGCCTTTAACCGCTGAATACATTGCTTGCAAGTCATCTTGCCATCGTAGTCTTCCAATACAACGCCACTTCCGGCTATGTCGCGGGCAGGAGCGTCAGCTGTCGTTAATCCCGACACCTGATCGCCCGCTGCCGCTCCACATACTTGGCATATTCCGAATTTAGTTTCAGGAAAGCTCAAGTTAACTCCTTACGCTGAGGTTCCGCCGCCTCTAGTCCAAGAACGACCCTTAACTAAAACTCCTTGGCGCACATCAATAGAAGCTTTGTAACCACGATTATCTTCATCCCGGAAGAAACGAATCTCCGGGGCCTGTCTCTTGTGGAACTGGAGCATATCGGATTGCGCCTTCCCTAGGTAAAACGGAGAAGAAGTATCGCTTAGATAATCCCAAGCAAGCGCAGATACGATTTTATAATACGGGTTAGAATCATTTAACTGCTGACCCGGTATTCCTCTTTCCGTATTTAACAACCGATCCGCTAAGAACGCATCAGCTCCCACCTTGGTCAACAAAGTATCAACCGGATTCGCTACAATCTCGTCTCTCTCATCGCGGTTATTTGTTGCCGTATGCAAAACATAAAGCGTTTCAAAATTAGCAGGATTTAACGTTAGACCTGCTACGGAATTGTAATACGTACCGCCGCCTTTGGTTGTCCACTTATTCCCGGTAAGGCAGAACAACGGTTTGTTATCGTAAAGCATATCCCCATAGGTTGCGGCGTTGCCCGTATGAGAACCATTAAATACCCACTCACCTAAGAGATCACCACCTTTGTTAAATACAGTAGCGGCCATGGTCTCTTCACAAATCCTTACCTGTTTACCCCAGGTAGCGGCCAATTCTTTAATGAGGTTTCCGAGTTTCACGGTGTCCTCTACTGCTTCTTTGGTAAGGGCAATGCCGTCTGAGTAAGTCCAATATCTTACTAAGTACGACCAACCTTCAATCGGACTTTTGAACTTAATGTTCTGGCCTTCAACTAGATGCCTTTCAAGCCTGCCTACACCTAAAATCTGTGTAGACTTATCACCGGCTCCGGTAACTCCGTTCACTACTTTAAATATTTTATCGTGCATCGTAGGGATTTCCTTATAGGATTCCCTGGACACTTTATACATATCTTTCACGTATAGTGAAAGTTGATCTGCTTTAACTCCGGCCACGTTTGCCTCCTTGTTAAGTTACTATTTATTTTTAATAATTCTCATGTACATAATACTATAAAACTTTACAAAACTTTATATTACGCGTCCGCTCCTAAACCAGTACCCCACTTCGCCGGATTCATCCTGACATCCACGTAGTAGTTATTGACTTCATCTCCGCCTACAATAATCAGTGTATCTTCAACAGAGGCGTCTAACTGCGCTCCCTGAATGCTGCTTGATACAGAAATATCGCAAGAATCTCCAATCATACCGACCGCGTAAGTACCAGAATTAACCGGAATACGGAATACGGCCGATAAATCAATGACGCAGTTTAGTAAATCCCCAACTGTTGGAGTATGCGCATGGCTCTCTAAGAACCCGAAGATACTCGTACTTCCGTCCACGTTCAACGTAGCCGCACCTGCGACCATGAACACGAACCTACCGCTCTGCGCCGATACTACCTGGCTTGCTACCATGGGAACAGGCACAGAAACATTCCCTCCCAAAATTTGACCATACTTCAAATCTTTGTACGCCATCTATAGCCTCCTTAGATTGATTAACTTTAAATTACTTTTTACCAATTCCTTCTAACTCCGCGTAGTTAGCGAATTTTTCCTCATCGGTAAAGGTAGTACCTTCGTACATACTTAAAGCCTCAGCCTTCTGTTTATCATTTAAAACGATCTTAGAAGTTTTGACCTTTGGTACTTGGCTCCCTTGTCCTACCGGGCCTTTTTGTCCGATAATTCTAGCTTGCGCCAAACCACGCTTATACTCTTTGTCTCCAAACTCTTTTATATCTTGATCGTAATGCTTTCCTTTTACATTGTAGACAAGTTCGTTAACATTGAAATGTTCAGATAGAATGGCAATATCCGGGAACTTATCTAATATTGGTTGTATCTCAGGAAGATATTTTTTATCAGAATCAGATAAAGAGTTAATCACACTAACGCGCTTTTCTTTCGCGATTGCAGAGGTTTCTTGCATCTTTTTTTCACGTTGCTTAAGGCCCCACTCTTTCAGTTCTTTTGCCACTAGTTTAAGCACGGCTTCGTCTTCAAGGCCATCAGTTATATCCGGATTATTTTCCTTATATAAACTTATGGCTGATTCTCTATCGAGAACCTTATCTTTATATGTGATTTGACCTTCATCAATCATTTTAAGATAATCCTCGGAAGACATATCCTTAGCGGCTTTTAAGGGTTTCGCCTCTTCTGCGGCCTTAAGCGTTTCCTGTGATTTTGTATACATCCGTTGTAAATGAAGGTTAGCCATTGCTAGCTGCTTCGGGTCGGATTTATACTTTTCCAGAATCTTCTCGCGGCTTTCAAAGTCGGTACGGGCCTCATCCTCGCTAATTTTATGCTCTGTGGCATAAGATTTAACCTCGGAGTCTAACTGCTCCTTAAGTTTCTTATCCTCTGCTTCTTTTACTGCCTTTGCGTCTACATCGGCTTTGACAAGAGCCTCACGTGTTACCTTGTCCTCATCGCTCAAGTCCTCGGGCTTAGCGTCAAGCAAACGTTGATTCTCGGCCGCAAGCTTTTCTGTTTCTGCTTTTGCGTCCTCTTGCTCTTTAGTTTCCCGGGCAGTCTTTTCCTCAGCCGTCTCGCCTTCGTGCGTTTCCTCTTTAACCTCTTCGTCCTTATTTTCTCCCTCTTCCTTGACAACAAGTTCTTTCGCTCCTTCTTTTGGATCAGCCCAAGCCTCGGCTTCAATAACTTTATACTGTTCTTCCGTTAAAGAATCCTGCTTTGCTAAAACCTCCATGTCAAGTTTTTTCTCTACAACCATGTTGCCTCCTTGTTTGGGAGCCGGGATTACCGGGTGTCCCTTATATGTTTTGAGTGCCTGCGTAATTGCAGGGTAACTCTACAAATCAATTTAACCCCCCTAAAATCGGTACATCAACCGCCTGAGACTTACCTATTGCCTTCTTAACAGACTGAACGGCAATTAACTCAACCTTTTCCAGTATCTCTGGAACTTCTTTTAATAAATACGCAATCTGTACTATGCTGTAGCCGCCTGCTCTTAACATCAAAAGTTTACGGAACAAATCCGCAAGCTCGGTGTTGGAGTAGAGGCGGCTTGATTTCCCTGTAACAAGATAAAACAAATTTACTTCTTCGGGTTCAACTTTAGTTAATATAGATACACCGTAAGCAATATATTTCTGTCTGTCCCCAGCAGGAGCAACGGATATCTGCGCGTTGTCTTGAACTGCTTTTTTTACCTTACCCATCATCTTATCTTTTATACTCTTAAGATAATTAAAGGCTTGGTCTAAATTTAAAGCTTGTTTAGGAATGATGTTTTCCATTTACACATTACCTCTCTTAGCGTCCTTCTCAGGCATCTCCATCATTTGTTTAAACACGTCTATCTTAGCAAGGCAAGCCTTAGCAAAGAAAGCAAACCTTAAAGGTTCCATGTCTTGATTCATTAACATTAAATTTAATAGTCCATCTATGGCTCCCTGCGCTGAATCTCTATACTTAGTAAAATCTGTTGAGGCTAAGCAGGTCTGAGCTTTTTTAACAGTGTCCGCTATCTTATCAGCAATTCTTTTTGCTTCTACGAGTTCCTGCTCAATTTCTTTTTTCGACTTAGTGCGAAATGGATCGTTATTGTTTACCACTAGCGGCCTCCTGTCTTGCTTTTAATTCTTCGGGTGAAGGCGGCGTTACTGCTTCACGTTGCATTTGTACCACCATCCCAATTAAATCTTTAGGATTAAACTCCGGGGCTACCCCAGTAATCTTAGATTGATCTACAACTAACTTGACGTACGTAACCACAGCCTGAATAGCAATCTGCATTTGCCTCTTCTGAACCTCAGCCGGGTTAGGTAATAACTTGTCAACATTATTAGCCCATTTCGGGGACCAATTCTTAACTAGCATGCGCGCCAAGTGATACACAGCTTCCGGATTCTGATTGAATACTGGATCCGGCCTAAGTATCTGCCACAAAGCAAAATCTTCTTTCTTAGCTTGCAGTTTCTCAAAATCAAAAGCATAGGCCTGAGCCTGGATATTCGTCCGGGCTAACATATCAGAACGGCTTATCTCTCCAAAAGGATTATCACCTACAACCTTTTCAGGTTTAATTCTATACCTTCTTCCTTCGGTAGACATCTGAGAGTACAAGGCTAAGAATACATAAGCTATCTGGTTAAACGCTGGGGTCATACAAGCAATGTATTCTTCAATGTTAATCCCTGCCATTTTTAACAATGCTATGGTCTTAGAGGCCGGAGCGTTAGGGTCTGTAGGACTATCTTGTCCTGACATACCACTTGAAGAACTGGTTATCTCTTCGTCTGTTTGTTTCATAAACTGCATTGTTCCAATAAGTCCATTGATATCTATTTGCGGCATGTATTTCTGTAAGAAGTCTACATCGCCGGATTTTCCTTCAATCGGGATTCCATGGGTAAATCTCTTCTCTAGGAACTGATCTATTACACCCTGCTCTTTAGTAATCGGGGTAACTGTGTTACGCATATATACCCCACCTAAAAGCAAATTAAGTAACACGCTCTGCGCCACGTGGCTATCCGAAGTAAATTCAGCTAACCCGGGTTGATAGAAACCAGGTTTATCATTAGATATATAATGCGGGATATAATATTCAACATCATGCGGATAAAGGACTGAGCCAATAATAACTTTTTCTTTTTCAGCCAGCCAAAATATTATACGAACAGGGTCTTCGTCTCCACTTCCTTCTTCTGACTTGTCCTTAAGATTAAAGTAATAAGTCATTTCCATAATCTCAAAGGTTTCTTTTTCATACCCGGGTTTATTCCTGATCTTTCTTTTATCGTTTGGATCTTCCTCTGTGATTAGTTTATCTATATCATAAAACCTGTTCTTCTTCTCTTCTGCCTGTAACTCCCACCAAGAATAAACCTTACGCTCTGCTATAAGTTTCTGGTCTCTTAATCCTTCGTATCCTTCGCAAGACCTTCTAACAAAGAAATTTTTTAACTCTATGAATTGTGGTAAAGGGTCATTGTAAATAATGTCATCATACTCAGCAATAATACAAATTTCTTTACCCTCTAGTATTTGTTTAAATAACCCTGGATATCTTGTATCTGCATCGGGCCAGTTAGCCAAAAACTCTTTAAGCCCTTTGTTCTCCATTAACGGTTGGTCTTGTACCATAACTACCTGATTAGTATTATGGTCTATAACTGGGGTTGGTTTACCATCATATCGTTCTTCACGTTTCTTCTTAACTTGCTTAATCACATGCGGTATCTTAAGAATCCCTGTTCCTTGTTTCACCGCGCAAAGAATAACCTTGCTCTCCGGAGACCTGAAAGGAATATTGTCAAGCTTATAATCTAAGAAGTCCTGCTGTCTCTCTGTAACTCCTCTGCCGCCTTCTTTGTCAAATTCCGGCCTTGGGCTTACTGAATAAACTGGATCGCTTTTAAAGAAACCTTGCTTAATAAAATTAGCCACCCGGTCAACGATAGGTTTAGTAATATTGCGATTAAGATTAAACTGCATACGCGAATCTTCCACCATCTTGCCTTGGTATTGATTCTCTCGCGCGTCAATCTTGTCTTCTAGTTTGTCCTCTTCTCTTTCAGCACGGATAGCGTCAAGTTCTAAAAGAGATTCTGTAATTAAGCGTTTCTTCTGGCCTTCGGTAAGTTCGCAACGCTCCATGTAAATAGGAACACCAGTGGCTTCAATCTTCTTATCAACCTCGGTCTTTGATTCAATTGTGAGCGTATAATCTTTCTTTACGTCTACCATAAGTCTCCTATTTAAAAACCCCTATTGGTTTCTGCGCGTCCACAACAGCTTGTTTTTGTTTAGCTTTGCTGTTACCGGATATTTGAACCTTGTAAGGATATTGTTTTCTTACCATCCCGACGATAGCCCGGCAAATAACTAATCCATCCTGGCATCCATCTTGAGCTTCAACTTTTGTAACCCTGCCGTCCCTATCCTTCTTAATTATAAATGTTTGACACTCATCAATTAATTCTTTTGAATTAAGAACTGTAGAATTATGAGCTATCTCTTCCGCTAACTCTGCTAACATTTCTGGTCTAGTAGCTGAATTAGTATTAAATCCGAGTTCCTCTGTAGTAACATCAGAACCAGTTTTAGTAATAATGCGCCTATAAAGGTTGCCGTATGAATTATTAAGTAATTGACAAACCATATAGCCATATCCTTTATTCTCTGGAGCGATCATTGCCATGTTGTACCAATTACCTAACGCCCGGGCCAACTCGGCGATATCTTCTGGAGGGTACTGTCCAACTACGTCAGCAACAGTTACATTTAACCTTTTATCTAAAACCAATATCCCTGCCTCATCACTACCCAATGCTTCTGAGGCATCTGCCGCAATCGCATATTGACCTGCTTCCTGAGGATCTTCGTATATCCTAATTCTCCCATGGGGTAAATCTCTAAACTCCCATTTAAGGTCTTTATAAAATAACTCACCGATTCTTTTGGGCCGCTTAACCATTTGCCTTTCTAATCCTTTTCTATCAAAGAACATACTTCCAGACATAGCAAAAGCTTCCTGCCAAGTAGCGGGATATTCCCTACGAAATATATCAATCTTACCTTGGCATTTATTTACAATAGCCCACCTTCGCCAATTTATCTGTTCATTATTTAAATTAAATTCTCTTTGCAGTTCCGTTTCTTCCTGCTCGAATACTGTAATTGAAGTATCTGCGTCAAACAAAATACCATTAAGCGGATACATTTCACCATTCTGTAGGGACATAGAATATTCTTCCATCTCGAACCAAGCAAAGAACAGGGGTATCCAATCAGTCTCACCTTTAATCGCGCGTAACCATTGCCGATAAAATTCATCCATTCCGTTTGCTGTCGTCTCACCAACAATCATTGTATCTTTGTGATCCGGAACAGTTTGGTTTAAATCACCTAATATAGTTTTCAAGTCTCTAAAAAAAGCAACTTCTGATAAATGAACGTAATGAAATGTATGCGACTTGGCCGCCTCTGTATTCTCAGCCGAAGCAATAATAATCTGTGAATGGATAGCATCAAACTCTAATTTCTTTTCGTTGGATTTCTTTAATGGTGGGGGAAGATAATCAAAGTCTTTTTCTAATTTCTCTTGATAGAGCTTAGACATCTCAAAAAGGTTGTTGGCATGCTCTTTCTCATCAGCCATAATTAAAGAGTTTCTATTAGACTGCTGGCTAGTGAGAGCGTAAATAATAGCCTCTATAACTGTGGACACTCCACCTTGCCTATATTTTAAAAGCCATATTCTAATACGTTTACCGGCCGCGCGTAAATCTCTAATCTTAGTGAAGAGTTTAATTTGAGTAGAATTAAGTTTAAGCCGAAGCATATCTCCAGCCTTAGTTTTAATAGATAGGTATTCTCCGGCAACAAGACGTAAGGGATTCTTTTGAACAAATGCCTGTTCGTCCAAATTACTCTCCTTCCTATCCTGCGATACCTGCGGCTTTTCTAAGTCTAGCGTCTCTTGCATCTATCTCCTTTTTTGTTAATAGGCCTATTTCTCCTGAATGCTCAACTTCATGTTTCTCGCGCCAAGTTTCAGGTTGCCTGTTCTTTAACCAAAATATCTGAGCGGTTACATCAGGGATAACTTCTTTTACTGTAATCTTGGTTTTATTAGTATCACAATGACTTATTCTTTTTATTTCGTTTTTAGATAATTTTATACCAAGGCCCCCTACTTTTGATTTCTCATAGACTACTTCTTCATATTGATAACCAATAGCTCTTTGATATAAAGACTTTTCAACTTTTAAATCAGCTTCTTTTTTCCAATCCTTTAAGGATAGACAAAAATCTTTATGCGCAAGTTTCCACCTTGATAGAGTACGTTCAGTAACTCCAAAGAAGTCAGCTATTTTCGCATCGTCCCAACCAGATAAAACTAATTTTTTAAATTGGATTAAGTCAATGGTAAGAAATTTAGAAGGTCTACCTTTTTTATTTTTAAGCATTAATCTCCTATAAAAACAAAAAGCAAAAACAAGTACAAGCCCTCAAGCTTATATTATTTTTGCTTCCTCCGGCCCAGGACTACTTAAACCATTCTAGTCCCTGCCTTTAGCCAGCTTGTTTCTAAATTGTAATTAGAATATACACCCTTCTTATATAAAAGTCAACATATTTTTTTACTTCTATTTTCCTTTTAACCTTAGATCCTCTCATTTGCCCTCCGTATTCTCCTCACAATAAAGCACCACATCTTTCTCCTTTGCTTTCCAACCTCTCCAAAAACCTCTTGAGAGCAACCTCTGCCTATTCTCAAAACTCCTAATGAGTATTATTAATAAAAATATTAAGTTTAGTATTAATAAAATTTTGATGAACTTGTTAGAGTTAAATAAACTCATAAATAAGTTATACGCTTTGACTAAGTAGTCGAATAACCCATCATTCTCCCACCAGGCGTCTGCCTTATCCATAAATTGATAGTAGTTCATATCCTATCCTCTCTCATTTATCCGCTGGGTTAATCTAAAATCAATATTGCTTTAAATGCTTCTTCAACTATTTCAAAATAGGTTTTTTCTTTCTCAATGGCATATATTAGAATTGCTACTAAAGGAACTATAATCAATGTGGGTATAAGAATAATTCTCATTATAAATCTAATTACCTCTCTCATCTCCCATTCTCCTTTCTGTTGTTAATAAAGTTGATTATTTCGTTGATTTTATCTTTTAATCTTCCCGCAATTATTATATTTGCATTAAACTCTTTGGGTAATAAGGCGAACAACTCTATGTCTTTAATTCCTTCTATCCTATCTTTAGGCTTGGGTTCTGGTTTATCTAATATTAAATCCAGCCAATTCTTAACTACTCCGTTTTTAGTAAATGCAATTATATCCTTATCATAAGGCACGCCTAACATCTTGCATATTTCTGGTAATGCTTCTTTAGTAAAGGTTATAACTTTCCCACACTCTTTCTTCTCCGCCGAATTTATCCAGGTAATTATTTCGTTGAGCTTGTTTTCAAACCTAATCAAAGCCAACATAACATTTTCGTCTTTTATGTTTGTATAAGTTGCTGGTGCTAAACTTTCTATCTCATCTTTAGACTTGGGTTCTGGTTTAGTTGGTTCTTTTTTTGTTTTACCACATTTAACACAACCCACATCACCCATACCATTTGGCACTATCCATTCGTGTTCACACTCTTTCTTCTCCGCCGGAATTGGTTTGTGTTTTATCTGGTGTAAGTTTTCTATATCATCGTGAATAGTCATCAATACATTTACCTTTTCTTCTAAGGTTAAATCTAACTCCTTCTGCTCGGTGGGTTTTTTCTTATAGGTACAAGGAACTGTACAAATCCTTTCTTCGTACTCGCAAGTGTTACAGCCAACGCTTTTTGTTTTGTCTATTACTTTCCCCGAAAATGTTGGGGTGGCTTTTTCTAACTTTTTTATTGCTTTTTGTATTTTTTCTAATACCATCCAAGCGGTATCTGCATTATCTGTATCATTGTCGGCTATATTAAGTGAGAGCCATTT